TCATTTAACCCGAAGTAGATCTGAAAACCGCGTAGTGTAACGCGGCGACAACATGTCCCTTTTCATCTGCCACTGCTGCTGGATCCCCTGCCCCGCGAAAAACAAAGTTCCTTTTCCCTCTTTGGCGTTGAGCTGATCCAGAACCGTCATCAGTTTTTCACTGTTCCGGCGCGGCGCCGCGTCGTCGAACAGATTAAGCTGCGCCACGCCCTGGCTGAAGAAGTCGCCCAGCATTACGCCTGCTTTCTGGTACCGGTGGCCGTCCCGCCAGATATTATCCAGACAGCGCACCGCGGCGTTAATGATGTCGCGGGTGTCCTGGGTGGGGGTGAGAAGTTTCACGGACACGCTGTTGCCGTAATACGGCTCGTTGATGGCGAATGGCGAGGTTTTTACAAAAGCGGAAATATAACGGCAGTACTGGTGCTCACCACGCAGTTTCTCCGCAGCACGCGCAGCATGACTGCAGATTGCCTGGTGCATCTGCTCGTATTCCGTTACGCGTTCACCGAACGACCTGGAGCAGACAATTTCCTGCTTGGCCGGCGCGAACTCCTCCAGTTCAAGACAGGGTTCGCCGCGCAGCTCCCGCACGGTTCGCTCGAGCACGACGTTAAAATGCTTCCGGATTACCCAGGTCGAGGTGTCAGCCAGCTGGCAGGCGTTGGTGATACCCATGGCGTTCAGCTTTTTGCTGATGCGCCGCCCCACTCCCCAGACGTCTTCCACGGGCACGATGGACATCAGCCGGCGCTGGCGATCGACATTCGACAAATCGACGACGCCACCGGTCTGCCGCTGCCATTTCTTCGCGGCGTGGTTCGCCAGCTTTGCCAGGGTTTTGGTCTGCGCTATGCCGACTCCCACGGTGAGGTGGGTATTCTGCAAAACAGTGGCCCGGATTTCCTTTCCAAAGTCCTCCAGGTTCCGGCAGTTCCGCACGCCGGTGAGATCGCAAAATGCCTCATCGATGGAATAAATTTCGACGCGGGGGCTCATGATTTCCAGCGTCGTCATCACCCGGTTCGACATATCCGCGTACAGCTCATAGTTGCTGGAGAACGTGGCCACGTTATAGCGCCGGAATAAATCGCGCTGCTTGAAGAACGGCTCACCCATCGTTATGCCAATTTCTTTGGCCTCGGCACTCCTTGCAATAACGCACCCGTCGTTATTCGAGAGAACAACGACGGGCCGCCCCTTTAAATCGGGTCTGAACACCGTTTCGCACGAAGCGTAAAAGCTGTTCACATCGACCAGGGCAAACATCAGTTTGTCGCTTTAACGATGTATGTCACCACCCCGAATACATCCAGCGTGTCCTCGCTGCCCACGAAAATAGGCGAATATGCGCTGTTCATGGGATTAAGCTGAACGGTCGGGCGCAACTGCAGGCGCTTAACGGTGAACTCCCCGCCCACCGCCGCGATCACGATATCCCCGTGTTCCGCTGTCCTGGAACTGTCCACCACCAGCAGATCGCCGTCACTGATACCCGCTTCAATCATCGAATCCCCCGCCGCCTTCACAAAATATGTTGCGCTGGGGTGCTGGATCATCAGTTCATTCAGATCGATGCGCTGTTCGACATAGTCGGCGGCGGGAGACGGAAACCCGCACTGGACAAGGTCACCGTATAACGGCAGCGCGACAATGCCGCGCAGTTCTGCTGGCGTGTAAAATTCCATAAAAATCGACTCCTGATAATTATACTGTTTTTATATACAGTAGTTTCAATCATTAAGCCGATCAATATCGGGTTTGGCTATTAATTGAAGCGCCAGGCGTAACGGGCTGAATTATTTAGTGATAAGCCCCTCCACTATTTGCTTCAGCTCTTCCATATTTGATTTAAGTGCTTCAATTTCGAGCAGTTGTGTACGATTTTCCTCGACAAGTGACTGCAGCACAGCATGATGCACTGCCACCATGGCACCGGAATCGCCCGCCTCAACTGCCAGCACATCATCAATCACTGTTCCGTCATCAAGCTCGCGGGAGCCTGTATTGATTACCGTATCAGGAAAATATTTCCCGATATCGTTAGCAATAACACCAATGCCGAAACGTCCCTCTGCGCCTTTATGCCGATACCTCCAGGTGGCTGCCCTGATCCCCATCAGAACATCGCGGGGGCTTTCTATGGGCGTAATGTCGTCTTTAATTCGCTCATCGGAACCGGCGTTCACCCACGCCCCGCTTGCTACAGCATTCCCTGTCTGGGCGAACTCAAACGTTGCGGCACCACCAGTCACTGGGGCCACCACTATGCGGGCAGCATGGTAAGTTGTTACACGGTGCTGAAAGCGAGTAAACGCCCCATCGTTGGCGAAGACCTTAATAACGTTATTAACGAACTCAGACCCGATCGTCTGGCCATGCGCCGCTCTTACTATCACCGACTCACCGAAGTCGCCCGAGGTAGAATTATTAAGGAAGTCGATAACCCCCGTATATGAGGAGCCCTTTGCTGATGCGGCGTTTACGAGACGAGAGTCATCACCCGCCGCCACAGTGCCACTGGTGGAACCAACGTTTTTAGTCGCGGAGTCGCCGAGTTGCAAAGCGGAACGCCCGCCGGCCGGAGTGGTGGCCCCTGTTCCGCCATTCGCAACCGGGATAACGTCGGCACTTGTCCAAATCTGGCGTACAGCAAAAATTCGTGAACCCTTACTGCCTGAAATTCGAACCTGATACCGCCTGAAAAGGCTATTGGTGACATGCGATAACCAGCATTCGGCCGTGACAATAGATCCGTCAACACCGATTACATTGAAACATACAGGCGTCGAGCCCCATCCTGTGGTATCGACTCCTGGTGGGGTATTAGTCATGTTGCTGGCAGCAACTGAGAACTCCTGACCACTGACAAAATCAAACTGGTTCCAGTCCATTCCGGATACGGATGACATGCTCGATACGCCAAGGCCCAAATCATTCAGTACCTTTGCCCCTTGCTGCTCCCAGGAAGACCAGGTGGTCCCGGATAGCGTCCGCTGCCAGGTGCGGTTGATAAACGCAGCACCCGATACGATGGCGGTAAATCTCTGCACCACTGAATTAGTGCTGCTCCGCAACAGCACTTCACAGATGCCTGTCAGCCCGGATGCCACTGGGCCGTTTGTAGCGACACCAGTAATGGACCAGGTGCCGGGGGTAACCAGGGCATTTAAATCACCCTCATAATATCCGGGGCGCGAATTCACACCGACGAGGCTCCAGTCACCCCATGGCCCGTCCACCCCGTTCCATGATGCAGTGAGAGAGCGGACATAAACGTTGCCGTTTCGGACTGTATACCGCTGGGTGCCTCCCCATTGCCCGCCTGCGAACACTTCCAGGAAACCCACAGCATTCGGTTCCGGGAAATTGCTGGCTGGCTGCGCATTATTCGATGTGCCCTGCATCCATATCCCGGCAAGCGCCGCTGTCGGTCCATAGCTGTTCAGATTAGCTGCTGCTGGCAGCGCGCCACGGACCTGCTGTGATGAACCGACCAGCCCTGCCATTTTTGTCCATGACGGACCCGGAACCTTTGTGCCGTCCGGCAGGGTGATGTTGATATCTCCGTCAGCAGAATAAAATGACTGCCAGTTAGCTTTGTCATTATTCATCCCGCGCATTGCAGCAGTCGTCTGCGCAACAAGATCAGCGGTAACCTGATTCATTGTTTTACGTGGTACTGCTGCCCAGGCAGCACCCGTGGTTGTCGGGCCGGTGAAGGGGCTGACAAGCGTGGCCGCTGTATTACTTGTGACGGTATCAACTGGCAGGGTGTACAACACGCCGCCGATGGTCGCGGTAATGAAATCGCCCGGTTTTAAATCCGTGGTGAATAACGTACTGGTACCAACCACCGCCGTTGAATTGTTGGTCAGTTTAAGAGTTCCTGCGGACATAATTTCTCCTGATTACAGGCAATAAAAAACCCGCCGGAGCGGGTTAGTTTAAGCGGTTTGCGCGAATGAGCCGGAGCCGCGCAGTATTAACATGGTCGGCGAAGACAGTGAAGATCCGCCTGCGCCGCCAGGCACCCCCGTGGAGCACGATACATTTATGACTCTTTCAGTGGTGCGGATACTGTGTATGCAGCATGATGTGGTGCTGCCCCCTCCGGGGGATTGCAGATAGAAGGTTCTGGAGCTGCCATTTATGTTGATGACCGCCGTCGCCCCGGCGGATGTGCCGTTCTGACCTGTTACAGTGACATTCATCATGACCACCACTTGTTTCGACAGGTTGAATGTGGCGCTGTCAACATACTGGAAAGATCGCACATAGTTTTGCGGGGCATCATCAAATACCATGCCGTTAGCCACGTCGCCGATAAAGCTGCTGGCTTCCACCGCCCCTGTAAATTTGCCACCGCTGGCGTACACAGTGCCTCTGAACTCACCATCAGTCGCATAAACCGTGCCCCTGAAGGAGCCGGATTCGGCATAAACAGTTCCCCTTACGGTTACGCCGGCGAACCACGCAAACCCACTTTTGTTAATATGCCAGCCCACATTTCCGGTGCCATCCCATGTGTTGGACTGGATGTACTGGCCAATTTTGGCATTCGTGATCGTTCCGTCCTGGATGAATCCGGAGCTCAGAAACACCTGACCGTTAACGATGGCAAAAGGCGAGTACATGACGCCGCCCTGCCCAGACAACATCACGAACTGATCGGCATTAATCGCCACGCGGGTTTTTACCGCTGAACCGTCAGCTATGACCGCCACAGACAGCCCGGCGTCGTAGTAGTTGCCGTTGTATTTCACACCCGTTTTTAGGGTGTAAATTGCATTGGCGGTGGTTGCGTCCGCATAGGCAGTCATTTTTTGATTGATGGCGGCCTGTTGATCGCCAAACTTCGTCGCGACCTGCGTCTGGTACTGGGCAAAAGCCTGTTCTGCGCTGGCCTGCGCTTCCTGAATGGTGGTAATGCTGCTGTTGACGCCTTTAAAATCCGCCGCTACTGACAGCCGGTATTCCGCGAACGCCTCATCCGCTGTTGCCTGTGCGGTTTTAACCTCGTTGATTTCCGCAGCAGCGTCGCCAAACTGAACGGCCACAAGCTCCTGGAACTGAGCGAACGCTTTTTCCGCATCGACCTGTGTGATTTTTACCTGAGAGATTTCCGCACGCGCCACCCCCAGCTGCTCATACTGGATCTGCGCGCCTTCAACCTGCGCCAGTGTGACCTGCATCTGTCCTGCCAGGCTGAAATCAATCTGTTCCGTCAGGCGCTTCCCGTCCTCTGACGTCAGCAGGTCTTTGGCAATATTTTCCAGATAATCGGCGGCCTGGTCGTTAGCCATGCCCCTGATCCAGTCGGTCCAGCCTGATTCATTGCCCGTTTTGTCGACCAGCTGAGCGCGGTACCAGAAAATCTGGCCCGCCCGCAAACCAAGCTGGGTGTAATCCATTTGTGGATATGGCACATCCGACAGCAAAAGCGGATCGGCATGGTCATCACGCGGCGTGTACTGAATTTCCGTTTTCAGCGTGTCTTCCGTGTTGGGCGGAAAAGCCCAGGTGAGGCGAATGCCCCAGTTAATGCCGGTGGCCGCGAAATTAATCGGCTTCGGCGGGTTACCGACTTTCCCCGTGAGCGCTTTCTCCTGAGAGTATCCCCAGCCGCTGGATATCTCCGCCGCGTTGATGGCGCGGACGCGCACCAGGTAGCGCCCTGCATAGATGCCCGGCACTTCAAACGACGTGGTCGAACTGCGCGGCACGTTCACCCAGTTCCCGTCGTTGCGGCGCCACTGCGCTTCATACGCGATCGCGTTCGGTGCGGGGTTCCAGCTGGCGCGCATCGTTTCAATGCTGATGCCCTGACTCACCACAGAGTAAGAGCCAATGGTGATGTTTTCCGGCGCAAACTGGCTGCCCGGCGGGATCACGCTTACCGGACGCTGGTCAATGATGGCGCCGGTATCGATGCGGGCATACTTATCCGGATCGTGAAACGCGCCTGAGATGGTAAATGTGCCATCGTTGTTGTCGCTGACACTCACCACCCGGTACTGCTGGGCATACAGCTCATCAGACTCCACTACCCAGACGCTTTCCGCCTGCGGTATTTCACCGTAAGCGATACTGACCGTAACGGCCTCACCGTTAATCGCCTGGATTGTCCGGGCCTGTGATGCGCCGGAAGGAAGATTGAGAATAAGGCGATCGCCCGGCCTGGCATCCGGCACACGGTCGAGATTGATCACGCGACCGTTAACCGAACTGATGCGGCCGCCGGTGACTTTGCCCGACAACATTTCGTCTGCGACAGCGATGATATAGCCCGGCTGCGGGATATTGCCGTCCAGGCCCACCGAAAAGGTGACGATGCGGTCTTTGTTGTTGGTCAGGATCCCCCAGCGCCCCTTGCGGTTTGCTTCACTCTGCCGGGTGCAGCCGATCGCGGTCATCTCAAGCTGGTTAAATCCGTAGCGTGCGACCAGTGGCTGTTCAAACACCGGCTCCATGGCGTCGGCGTAACCGTTAGCCGGATCGGAATACGAGACCAGCGCCGTGGTGTAACGGGTTTTGGTCGTGCTGCTCGAGTAAACGAATTCACCGTTTACGACGCTGGCGCGGGTGTAGCTGTAATCAATATCGCGTGGCATGTCTGCCAGCGCCACGATCTGGTTTCCGCCCCAGTAGGTCATGCCCCGAAAGATAGCCGCAAAGTCCCGCAGCACGGTATATGCCTCGTTACGGTCCTGCACATAGACGTTACAGGTATAACGTGGCTCCAGGCCATTTCCGCCCTTTCCGTCCGGTACCAGCTGATCGCAGTACTGCGCCACCTGATACAGCGTCCATTTATCGATATTGGCCGCCGTCAGCCGGTGGCCCAGGCCAAAGCGGTCGGCGACCACGATATCGTAAAAAATCCACGCCGGGTTATCTGTCCAGGCCCATTTAAACCCGCCCGTCCAGGTGCCGTTATAGGCGCGTGTGAGCGGATCATAATTATCGGGCACACGGATCACGCGCATCGCCGGTTCACAGGAAATCTGCGGGATGCTGCCGTTGAACTGACTGGAATCGAACTCGATGTACAGCAGCGCGGTGTTCGGGTAACGCAGCTTGGCGTCAATGACCTCCGTATAGCTCTGCAGCGTCATGGTGTCGCCAGTTTTTGCGCTGTTGGCATCCGGCGTCAGTTTGCGAAGCCGTAATGCCCAGGTGCTGGCGCCACGCGGCAGGTCAATACGGTGACTGCGCTCGTAACCCGTGGTGGTCTTTCCGGTTACCGCCGTACTGATAACAGTCTGCCACGCTCCACCATTAGTCTGCAGGTCAACTGCATAGGCAACCGAATTGCCCACCAGATCCCCGTTATCCAGCTGCTGGTAAAGTGACGGCCATTTGATACGCAGGCGAACGGCAGACAACTGCGTGTTGGTAAACGTGCGTGTCCAGGCGGTGGCACCTGAAACTTCCCTGCCGACACTGATTTCGTTTTCAGAACCAGGCATACCCTGAATATAGGGCTGCGCCTGGGTACCGGGACGGAAATCCCAGGCGACGCCGGAAAAGTTCCGGGAGCCGTCCGGGTTTTCAATTGGGGTACCATCCAGAAAAATATTGCGCCCTGTCAGCCCACCGGCAAACTCCCCCTCGCCCAAAGCAAGCAGGATTTTCGCTTTTGCCACCGACTGGAGATCGTCCGGTTGTTCTGTGGGGGTGCGCTGTTTTGAGCCACCGCCTTTGCGCCCTTTGATAAGTTCTGCCATGTTGCGCCCATAAAAAAACCGCCAGGCGGCGGTAACAGTGAGGAAATAAAAGGTGGGAGTTATTGCTGATCTTCGACGTAAATTCCGGCGGAAATAATCGCGCCGCCAATACGACGCTTTCCGTATCCAATCGGAACGGGATAACCCTGCGCGGCTGTGTTTGTCACGCCGCCGAACGCATAAGATGCCCGGTTATCGGCGTCCTGTTTGCTGGCGAGCCCGGCAGGCTGCGGAGAAAGCATTTGGATTACGCCCCCTGCAGCTAAAGAAACACCGGTTGCTACTAAGTAATATTGTTGAGTTATGGCCCCCACAACAACCAAAGCAGCGCCCAGAATTGTTTGTAACAACCCTGCTTTTTTACTTCCTATAATTACCGGAACAATACGAATTATATCTTCATTAACAGGAAAACCGAGATCATCTTCCTTAATGTTCTTTTTCCCTCGGAATACCGCATAAGTTAATCCACGGCGTTTACTGGAAAGCATGAACTGTTCAAAACCTTTAATCGTAGCTGCTAAAGCACGTGGCGCCTCATGAATAGTGCTAATTAAGCGATGATGTGTTTTACCAAAATATTTGCCAAGCAAACCGCCCAATTCTATCTGTGTCATTATTTCTTGCATTTTTTATCTCCAAAATAAAAAACCCACCTTATGGTGGGTTAAAATTCTGCGAAATTAATTAAAAAGCAGTAGGGTGTATACCAAAGTCACCATTCGTACCGTAACCAATCCGATACATTAAAGTTTTTGTTTCGGTAACTTTCCCAGACTGTTCACTCATTCCACCTCCACAAATACCTTTGGGCCAAGCACTAAAAATATGTTCGCCAACAGGAGGATATACAACCACCTTTTGAGCAGTGTCTAAATCCGCAATCTCTTTACCATCAACATAGACCCTGCTCATACAGGCGCTACCCATAAAACCTGAGTCGCGTTTAATAATTACTTTCCCTGTTCCAGTCTTTGGAGATAATAAAGATGAATCGATAATTTGCTTTGATGGAACATCTTTTGCTTGATCATTCGCAACAGGTTTAGTTGCACAACCAGCAAGCATTATAGCTGCAAAAATTGGTAATAACTTTTTCACATCCCTATTCCCATAAGTAAAAGAAAGTATCAATCCTACCAGTAGAAAAAGGTATCGCAATGGTGAAAAGCATTTTTATCGGTGAAGTTAACGAAAAAAATCACGCTTAAGTAGTCTGTAATTTATCTTTGTGGCGTAAAATCTTCATTGTACGTTCCATCCAGTAACCTCCGTACGGCACCCGCTGGCTGAGATGTCCGTAAAGATGGTGCAGCAGCATGTTGCCTTCCAGCAGTACTCCGGCATGATTCCACTTACTCGACTGAACTTGCATGATCACCACGTCCCCCGGTTGTGGCTCGCCGGTGAATTCCCGGAAACCGCACTCGTACCATTTATCCTGGTAAAAATTATCCGGGTACTGGTCCTCCCACCAGGGGTAATCGACGCGGTAATCCGCCAGCTCGATACCGTATGTCTGGCGATAGTAGCTCATCACCAGTCCCCAGCAGTCGTAAACGCCCAGCACAAACGGACGCTCCAGCAGTGGAATTTCGCCCCGTGGCATAATGGTCCGTAAATCACCTTCCGGCCAGCTGACGATATGCCAGGGGAGCGCCGTCACATCACACTGCGCCTTGTCCAGTTCACTCGGCTGCGTGGTGGCGTCGGGATGGCTGTGCACGATGGCGGTGACCGCGCCCCACTCTTCCGCCGTGGCGTAATCCTCCGGTGAAAGGTGAAAATGTTCTGTGGGTTCAGTAGCGAGATTGCGACACGGGAAATATTTTTCCACCCTGCTTTTCTGTGCCACCACCCCGCAGCACTCCCGCGGGTATTCTGATTCAGCGTGGGCCATGATGGCCTCAATGGTCTTCTTGCGCATGTCAGCTCCGGATCAAAGAAGTGCCCGGGAAGCCGCCGAACGGCAGCTCGTTACCTTCACCGAACCGCAGCTTGCAGGCGGTCAGTGTGCCGTTGCATTCATCGCGGGACGGGTCATCCACGGGATTATTGTTTTTGTCGAAATATCGCGTCCAGGCGTAATCACAGCCATCACCGGTACGGTATTTATTACGGATGCACCAGGTGCAGAGGGAATGAAGCTGTCGCGTCGGGATCATCAGCCCCTGCAAATCCATCGGGCTGGATAATGCAAACTCCACCACTTCGTTAGTTTCTGAGGTTTTCGCGTCGATATACCAGACCTGCAGTTTTTCCTGCGTGGCGTCTGCGGTCGGGTTTCCGCCGGGAAAGTTACGTGCGTCAAGGTATTGCGCCAGCGTGTCATGAATAGTGACCTTCGCCTGCAGCATATCGTCATACGCAAGGCACAGCGCGGTGATAGAGCCGTCCAGGTTAGCGACCGATAGTTTCGGCTGTGCGCTGCTGCCGCTGGTTGACGCTTCGATGCCTTCAATCTGGCACGGCCAGGCTTTATATTCCTGCCCCTGCCACCAGATACTTTGGGCCGCCAGTTTTGATTCATCGCCGCCAGCGGCCACGATCTCCGCTTCTGTATGGGGAACGTTGTGACTGTGGAAACGCAGCACCTCTCCGGTACCGAACGCCGTGCCGTCGACAGAAAAAAGCCGGACTGCACTGCCCGGCTCAAGTTTCTGGTAATCACTGTTTAAGCTCATGGTTTAAACGCCTGCTCAAAGGTTGCGGACAGGTTGTACTGCCCTGCGCCGAGGGCGGTGGGTGTATAGGTATCACAGCGGTAAAGCCCGAGTGGCTCCAGCGGCGGACGCCACTGAAACGCCTTAACCCCCTGGTGGCGATCAAGAAAGGCCTTAATCGCCGCGATGTACGCTTCTGAACCGGTAAACTGAAGAGTCCACTTTTGCGATCGTGGATTTATCCCGTCACCGGAGACCTGCTCATACCCGTCACCAAACTTCGCAGTACGGCGGCGAAAATTCACCTCCTGCTCAGCATTGATGCGCGGGCACCAGCTGAATGTTTCTATAGCCATTAGCGTGCTCCTTTAGCCAGATTCCAGATTGCACCACCCGGAGCCATGTCGCGGCCCATTAGTTCTCGGTAACGACGATCAATGTAATTTCCCACGTCTCGCCCGAACTGCTCATATCCCACGCTCGACTGGGTTTGCGTGTTCCCGTTACTTTCGATGGTGATATGAACCTGCGGCGCCACGCCGGGGCCGGCTGCGTTATTCACGCCGGACCCGACCGCACGAACACCCAGTGAACCATCGGCGGCACGGGTAAGCGGCATAATCGCTTCCGGCCCTGCCTCACCAAACACGCCCGCTCCTTTGGCAAATGCAAAAAGCTGCGGCGAGTTATACACACCGTTGCTGTAAGCGCTGAGAGAGGGGGAGTCGTAAACGCCGCCTTTGGCATTGAACTGGAAAGTTGAGCCATAACTTTGCAGCGCCGTACCAGAACTGGCTGACGCAGCACCCGCACTACCACCGCCAAAATACCCTGCCACGCCACTGGCGATTGTGCCCAGCCAGTTAGTGGAAGATGAACCGCCACCCATGGCATTCACAACGGCCATCTGTAAGGCAACACGGGAAATCATCTGCAGCACATACAGGCCCCAGTCTTTCCAGTTCGCCTTGCTGCCCACCAGCATTGCTGACATGTTATCCATTGCGCTATCCAGTGTGGAAGTCACGCCACTTGCCACGGTACCGGCTATATCACTGGTATTTTCCAACCAGTTTTCATAGCCGCGCGACGCGCCGCTGAGCCAGTCTGATTCCGTGGCAGCCAGTGCCTGATATTTTTTTTCCAGGGAGCTGAGCGCGGTGTCCCGGGCTGCGATTGCCTGAGCGCCTTTATCGGTTTTATCAAAAACTCGCCATACTTCCTGTTGCTCGCCGTACAGATCACGCTGGCGATCACCCATACCGGCTGTGTCACGCGTCAATGCGGCAGCATCCTGATATTTGCGGGTGGCATCATTCAAATTTTTTAGTGCATCTTCCATCTCCCGCTGTTTGCGTACTGCTTCGTCCGCCGCCTGGGTCCACTTCGCCAGTTCGACTGCCGACGCTTCAATCGCGCGGCGCTGTTCATCAGTCCACCTCGTGCCGTTTTCATGAGATGCCGCAAATAAATCAGCAGCCTTTTCGCCCTGCGTCACGCGGACTTTTTGAACCTCCGTGGCAATGCTTAGATCGGCGATTTTCCGGCTGTACTGCTCGGCAGTCTGCGCGGCTGCCCGCTCCGCTTTTTCGGCTTCACGGGTGGCGCTGGCACTGGCTTTTTGCGCTTCAGCCAGGTTTTGAGCGCGATTGTATTTATCTTCCACTGCCTTTCGGTATTGCGCGGCGTATGTTGAATTCTCAGGTCCGGTTCGCCCCATCTTTTGAAGATCAAAATCAGCCTGTCGGCGAACTCTTGCCAACCCCGTCAGTCCAGCCAATTCAGCCTGTTGCTGCTCGGCGAGTAACGCCTGCTGATCCTTGTCGGACACCGGAACTTGTGGGATGGCAAACGGTACGCTTGCCATGCTGTTGCGTGAGGCGATTAACTGGTTTCCCAGGGAAAGGAGGCGGTTAAATTCGCTGTGCTGGCCATTCATCATGAGCAGAGACTGATAGGCTGCATTCTGGCGCCATGCCTGCTCACGAATTAAATCGTTTCGGCGGCGTTCAATAGCCTCCAGAGCCTGCTGAACAGAACGCGATTTTTCACGCATCTGATTCAGCTTGTCTTCTTCGATCGTCAGTTGATCTGTGAGAATCCCAAGCGATTTAACAATATTCAGGTCGTTATCATTTGTCATCCCTGGCTGACCGCGGGCTTTATTCAGATCATCAATCTGCTTTTTAACCGCGGAGACAGCCCTTTCCTGCTCTTCTATCAACCGGTTCTGCTCAACAAGCGCCTGAACCGTTTTCCCGCGGTTATCCTCTACTTCCGGCAGACTCATTCCGCGCGTTTTCTTGCTAACTTCATCTATGGTTTTTGCATATTCCTGAGCCGACTGCCTGGCCTGTTCCTGATTCTGATACATCGCGTACCATGCGCCGGCACCAAGCATAACCAGCCCGGGAATACCGCCAATCAAACCCATGGTCCCGCCGAGTAATCGGGTGCCGACGCTGGTGACGCCATTCAGGTTATTCTGCGCAGTCACGCGGTTTGCGATGTTGTTTTTGAGCCCTGCCTGGGCAGCGGCCAGACGTCGTTCAGCCACTGCCTGGACATCAGTGCTTTTAGCGGCAACGAGTGCCGCCTGCGCACGATCCAGTGCAGAACGCGCCTTTACTTTCTCCGTTGCCGTGCCGCTGGCCTGTGCTGCCGTCAACCGGGCCTGTGCCGCTGTGACTTTCGCTTCTGCCGCAGCAACACGCTCCTGCTGGGCCGCCTGAACATCCAGGCTCCTGGCGTGCTGTAGAGCCTGCTGAGCGCGATACACATCGGCCCGCGCCGCAGCTACAGAGGACTGGGCTGCTTTGTTCTGCGCCACGGCCAGTGCCACTTCAGATTTTGCGGCAGCGATAAGAGAAGTAGTTGCGCCTGTTGCGCTGGTCACAATGCCGCCGAGATACCTGGCCAGCCCAACACCCACAAGCGCGCCTGCTACGGTTGTTATGGTTGACATATTATCAGCGACGTCATTCAGCACGCCTGTTACCGCCGATGAAGTCAGGCTGTCGAGCGTGGAGGCAAGACCATCCAGCCCCCCAGATAATGCATCCGTGGCGCCAGTGGCCTGGCTAATTCCGCCAACCCAGGCCATAAAGGAGTTGGCGACTTTCTCAATAGAGCCGGATACGGTCTGCGGCATCGCCGCGAACTCGCCCCGGAGATTACCGAGCTGACTGATAATGGCAGGGACAACAACATCGATGGTCAGTTTCCCCTGATCTGCCATCGATTTGAGATCTTTACGCGCAACGCCCATGCCAGCTGCCAGCGCCCTGATAACGCGGTCGCCGGACTCGTTAACCGCGTTGAACTCCTCCCCCCTCAAAACGCCCTGAGCAAGAGCCTGGCTGAACTGGGTGATCACCGATCCGGATTCCGCAGTGCTGGCACCTGACAGCTTAAGGCCTGTACTCACTGCCTCCGTGACTTTCAGCACTTCATCAGAGCTGTAACCGAACTCACGCATAGACGCTGCAGCGCGCGAAAACAGGTTGGCATTATCGGTAAAAGCGGTACCGGTAGCCTGGCTGATAGACATCAGACGGCGCTGAGAGCTTGCAAAGTCGTCAGAGGATGCGGATGCCTGACGTAATCGCGCATTCACTGACGTCCATTCATCAGCAATCTGAACGATTTTCCCGGTGGCAAAAGCAGCAGTTGCTGCCGCTGCAGCCCTGCCGGCAGTGGCAAAACCGCTGGTTAAATCTGACAGCGCTCTCTCACTTTCGCGTGCTGCAGCGGTTGCCTGTCGGCCACCGTTTTGCATGACACGGTAATAGTCCTGACCCATCCGCGACGCACGAGCGATCTCGGTCTGAAATGAACTGGAATTTGCCGAAATCTTGATGATGAGTTCGCGCAGCGTAGCCATATTTCACCCATGAAAAAGCCCGCACGCGGCGGGCATTAAAGATTTTCTAACCACTGTTCGAGATCGCTGGTTTCGTCAGCCTCATCCTGTGGCCCGAATTTCAGAATAACATCCTCAATACCATACTTTCCGCCCTGCGCATTAAGCGTGGCCACAACCATCTGCGCGGCCTGCGCGTCACCGCGCCAGTCTCCAATCGGGCTGATACGGTCAAAGGCGATCCACATTTTCAGTTCACTGGCAGTCAGCGTCTGGCGCAGCTCATGAAGAGTCCGCCCCAGCCTGAGTGCGAGCGACATCAGGAAAAATGTCAGCGGCTCTTTTACTTTTTTTCGGCATCATCCTGTGAGATTCCCAGCTTAATGGCCTGTCGCAGAAGGCGCGCATGCACCGGCCCATAAATCTCTTCAACGACACCACGATCTTCATCACTGAAAACACGGTGTCCGCTTTCATCGCCAAGCACGTCGACAAAGAGGATCACATCTGCGCGCTTATTACGCAGGAACTGCTGAGAAACAGTTAACTTCGCCTCTTCATCATTATCCAGTTTCTCATCCACAAATTCCCGAAAGCGCAGCCACGCCTCACCCGATGGCTCGCGCAGGGTGACAGTGGTATTGTTCCATTCGGGCACGGTGACGGTTTTGGTGCGGTATGCGGAGGCGGCAGTGAGTGCCAGTGCGCGCAGTTCTGATTTAGGATTAGCCATTATTTTTCTCAGATGGACAGACAAAAAAGAATAGCGGCCGGAGCCGCCGAGGATCAGGAACCTTGATTTGCGATAATGCGTTTCGGCTTGCCGCGAACGCGCAGCGAATAGGTTGCACCAACAACGGAAGATGTTGCCGCAGACCACGAACTCTGACGCACTTCCACCAGCACATAAAAACCGTTGCCGGACGGGAAGATCACACGAAGTGCGCGCAGTTCGTCGTTGTCATACGCCGTCTGTAGCGCCAGTTGCGCTTCTTCATCTCCCACCCAGTTACGACTAATGCTCATTTCCGCCGGTGCCGCCAGGCCGTTTGTTTGCTCCTGTTCAGTCGAGCAAAGCGTGGTCACGTCAATGTCACCTTTTTGTCCACCGGTAAAAGAGATCTCTTTGGTGGCACAGGCTGCCTCCAGCCAGGTCACACCCGACGCCGGAAAACCGGAGGCGTTAAACTCTTCCGCCGTCACCGGCGCATCAGAGACCGCAACGGTCATCCCCTTTGTGACTTCATACTTACTGGTCATGTTTGCTCCAGATTAAAAAGACCGCCCGGGCGGTCTGTGAGGGTTGTTAAGGTTAAACGGTGACGCGAAATTCCAGGGTCGCGCGGTAGTACCGGAGACCAGGTTCATATCCGGGAATTCTTACCACGCTTTCTGGTCTGAGGGGCTGCAGAGCAGCCAGAGCGCTTTCACGGATTTCCCGCGCCTCCACAATACTGCGTGAATAAACATCGATCTGAACCGAGATACCCGATTCAGCCTGACCGCACAGGACATCGGCGGAAACATCAGAAATGATCGAGAAAATCAGCCAGGGCGGAGAAACAGAAAGGTGACCATCATCACCCAGCGGGGCGACGTAGGGGTAAACCTGCCCGCCCGCCAGCGGTGAGAGGAGGCGATAAAGATCGTCTTCATTCATCGGAGCAGCGCCTCATCAATAGCCTGGTTCATTCGCGTAATAGCGGCCTGAGCAGCCTGTTCATGACGAACATCAAATGCCGGGCGCACGAAAGGATGAGGTGGCATGTTAACGGTACCCAGCTCAACAAACCGCCAGTAAAAGGCATTACGCGGATTTTTAGCTTTCATGGTGTTGTCGCTGTTCCCTGTTTCGGGATTAACACCGCGAATATGGACGCCGGAAGAAATTTCGCCGCGTCGGCGACTCTTCTGTGTCAGTACAACCACATTTTTCTTCAGTTTCCCGGTTCGCTCCGGGGCACGAGCAATCACCTCCTCCCTGAGCACTTCGGCTCCCGCTCGCGTGGCATCGCGCAGAACTTTATTATTCTCGGCACGACTCAGCGCTTCGAGGTCTCTGGCGATGGCGTCCAGGCCGGAGAAATCGAGGCCAAAATCAATCATTTTTCCACCCCCTGTCTGCACAGAACTTCCAGTTGAATGCAACGCGCATCCGGAACCGGTGGGCCCGTAACGTTCAGTACCGCACCCTTGAATGCCCCGCTGAGCACCCTTAATCGTGAAGCGGCATTGATGTCACGCCGGAAACGTACCCAGATGCGAATGGTCGCCGGTGCTGTTTCGGCACCCGATAAAAGCTGTTCACGGCCACTGATGCCTTTTATTTCTGCCCAGACGGTTTTTCCCTCTTCCCATTTTTCAACGGGCTGCCCGGATGAATCGCGGGTAGTGTTGAAATTCATAATGGTCACCCGGTCGCGCAATCGACCTGCCTGCATAACTCCTCCCTGCTACAGAATTGTCGGTCGGCGAAGATCGTAGATAAGCATCGTCACAGAGAGCGGCAGATCCCCATGCTTAAGCTTTTCCTCTTCCTCACCGCCGCGGTTGCGGTCGAGCCAGCCCAGCAGCATAAGTAATGCGGTTTGTGTACGGCGCAAAGGCTCACCCTCGATAACTTTGTCGTCTCTGCTGACAATAAGATCACGGCTACCCTGGACATAGGCGAGAATGGCCGCACTGCCAGCCTGAATTTTTAGCGTCAGGTCTGCGTCACCGGCATCATCATCTATTTTCAGGTGCTCTTTTGCCTGGTCGAGCGTGACAAGCTCAATCATGTCTTATCCCTCCCGTCACGCCCGCGCTTGGCAGCAAGCGTCCAGCCTTTTGAACCCGTTTCGCCAGGTTTATCCTGCGTCTGTTCGTCGCAGTGCCAGAGCGAACCTCCCCAGGTAACCGTGTCACCCGGCAGGTATTCCTGACCGGATTTGAACACGCCCTGGTAAATCATTACGGGCACATCAAACGATTTGGTTTCGCTGCCACCGCTGGCGCGGTTAACCGTCAGGGTGAAGCACCGTTGCCCGGAACGCTCAATCTCAACGCCCGCGACGCCATCAACCACACATTCCCAGCCGCGCATGCCGTGTGTTTTCTCATAAGCACGCCACAACCCGCCGTTGTGTGTTACATATGACCCGCGAGGGTAACTTTTCTCTTCGTCAATGAAAGGGAGAATTTCCAGCGCCAGCGCGTCACGGCCATCTTCGCCGTCCCTTCCCGGCTCTGCTAATGGCAATACGGCCACGGCTTCGCTAACCAGCGTTTTGATATCCGGCAGAACCGGCACTGAAGCGGCGACGAGTTGCTGCAGCATGGGCTGCACATCTTCAGGTGTCAGGCTTTTGCCGTCCTGCGGAACCGGTATGGCAGCAACCGCTTCGCTTACGGCCTGTTCCACCGCCTGTTTCAGCACCGCCGGATCAAAATCCTTACCGTCTTTTGGTACCGGCAGGGCGTTGAAAGCGTTGTCCACCATCTCCTGCAGCATCGGTTGCACATCGTCGGGCGTCAGGCTTTTTCCGTCCCGTGGATGCGGGATAGCGGCTACCGCATCGCTGACCATGGAAGCAATATCGGGCAACTGAGGTGGCTCAGGCGCAGGCAGGGCTGCCACAGCATCAGCTACCATGGCAGCTACGTCAGGGAGCGGCGCGCTCTTGATTTCTCCGGTCAGCACGGAAAGCTGGGCCAGCTTTTCATCGTATACCTGGCGCTGCTGCTCAAGGCTTTTATTGAACTGCTCGCGTAAATCAGCGATAGCCTTGCTGAATTCCTCGCCCAGCACTTTTATCAGGGATAATTCTCGTTCATTCATTTGATCAGAAACCCTCTGAGCATGGCTTTGGCCGCCGATTGTTCAGCGTCAGATAAAGCCTTTCCTTCATCAATGGTGGGCTGCGGCTGCGATGTATTGCTTTTGCCGAAGGGATCATCAGAAGCGTCACGCCGCGCCAGCGCGCCAAGGCTGTAGTTCTGCTGTTGCAGGTAAAGCTCGTCACCTCCCGTAACAGGCGGCAGGTTTTCACTGCGGCGCGCCTCGTTGGGCGTCAGGATTGTGTTTTTTACGCCTTCCCCCAGAGTCTTTATGCGGCGCTCGCTGTCCATGCGCAGCAGCGCGTTAACATCGAACTCAGTGCCGGTATCACCCTCCAGCTCAAACGCCTCATCCAGCAGCAGCTCAATCGACTCGATCAGCGTCTGCAGACACTGTGAGTAATACTGCTGCTCCAGCGCCTCAATATTATCGTATGAAGGAAGCTCACCAATTCCGGCTTTGTAAGCCGGGACGTGAAAGGCTGAACACACTATTTTCGCTGACATCTGAAGCTGTTCGACCACCTTCGCGTCATCAGCGGAAATAGAGATAGGGCTGTACTTGGCGCCATTGCTCAGGATCCCGGTTTTACCCGCGTTTTCCCCGGTGTACCCCGTATCCCATTTGGCTTTAAGCTTTATGGCGTTTTCTTCACTGAGATTGCCCGGAACTTCGATCACACCGCTCGGTTTGCTTCCGTTACGGAAAAAGAAAGCTGAGTTTTCCTGGATGTGGTGGCCCTGCATCGCTGCCAGCCCTGCAGCGTAAATCGGTGAAAGACCGATGAGCGGATGGAACAGGCAGTTAAAGCGGTCGTGAATGATCTCCCTGGCCGGAACGGTGACTGATGATTCAACACCTGACATATTGTCAGGATTAATCTGGTAAAAAACGGAGCCGTCGTCCGCCACCAGTGGCGTAACCTTATTCCAGTCCAGAATGCGAAGCTCGGTGATATCGCCCCGGGCATTACGGATTTTCAGGACAACCGTGTTCCCGTGGCAAAGCTTCGAGTTAAGCCAGGATTCAAAGAACTGGATCCGGTTCTGAAAGGCGTTCGGGCGCCTGTAGATCGCGGCCGCTTTCCCGTTTCCGGTTTCTTTCCAGATGCCGTTTGAATCCCGGCACATCAGGCGCAGGGGCATTTTCCCGATATCACTGGCGATAAGCGAAATACAGGAAAAAACAGCATGGAAGGAAAGAACGGTATTCTGGTTAATCTCCAGATTACGCTGCCAGGCACCGGCAAAGGGTTCACGGACAAAACTCACCAGTGAGGTCCAGAGCCCCTGACCGGCAGGTTGCTGCAGCGCCTTCTCTTTTCTCCGGAAAGGGTTCCACATCAGCCATTCCCCGCATTATTCTTCTTTTTTCCGCCACCAGCGCGTCTGATACCGGTGTACTCAGCCTTGCCCAGCAGCACCAGTACCCTTGCGCACTGGTCGTTCACGGTTTTTTCATCGCCGGGGTTAGAGTCGTGCGTGCTCTGGAGATATCGGATTTTTGCCATGCAAAATGGCGGGGTCTCCCCCGCCCTCCTGAGTTGGTTAGCTGGTCTGGGTTGTGCCGTAGTTAACGCCGGAAATCACGGCGACGGCAGCGGTACGGCGACGTTTCCAGTTGATCCAGCGCTCGGCGCGAATAGCCACGCTGTTGGTCTGGAACATGGAAACCAGCTCGGTGCCTGTGCCGTTTACGCTGTCCCCGGTAGGATCGCTCTGCATTTCGAGTGACGCTTCGCGGGACATATCCACGGCAACCCCGCCGTCGTCAGCCAGATAGATATCCGGCGCGTTAACCAGCACCAGCTGGCTGCCGACATACTGGGAGACGATAACCGGCAGCCCCTGGAAGGTACCGCCCAGCAGCGTCATTTCCGGATACTCCTTCTGACCCAGCGCGTTTTTACGCATGGAAAGCGCCAGCGCGGTGGTGCTGGACATCAGCCAGACTGCACCGTTCGGCTGCAGGTTAGCCGCGACAAACACGCCGAATGCCGCCGCTGCGTCGTCGTCCGGATTACCGGTGGACGGGATAGCGGTAATGCCATTGGTAACGGAAGCCGGCGAGACGTTGGCAACTTCGGCTTTGGACGGGCTGATAAAGTCCGTATCAAGGCGGGCAATGACCGCTTCCGCCAGCGCATTACGCACCAGCGCATCAGCTGCCGGGTTGGAGAAGCGGATCAGTTCGTCAGTAAGCACGGCAATCGCAGCAACTTTAGCAAAGCTGAAGGTGATGGACTAGAAGTCGAACTTCGTCAGCGGCTTCGCCTTGCCCTGCCCTACCCAGTTCGCTGAACCGCCGGAGGTCTGCGCCGGGATGCGGATATTAAATGGTACCTGGCGCAGCGCCGGAATATTACCCTGCCCGAAGCGGCCGATAATGGTCTGCGGTCGCAGAAACTCCACGAAATCCTGCGCGTATTCCTGGTATTCAACCAGCGCGCCAGCCCACTTCGGATCGGTGGTGGTGCCTGCGCCGACGGCCGCCTTCAGGACATGATGTAGTTTCGCATCGTCCGGATACTGCTTACGGGCGATTTCGAGTGCTTCAGAACGGCTGCCGTTTGCGGCGGCCAGCGCCTTGGCGAAGCGGGCAAAGGCGATACCTTTTTCCAGCTTCTGCTCTACGCGGATGATGCCCGGCGCGCCGGTTGCCACTACGGTTACGTCACCACCAGCGGCTTTGCTTACCGGTTTGGCAGTCGCAGCGAGGTTACTTTCCATGTCGCGCAGACGCTTCAGGTGCGCATCCACGGATTTGATTTCGGCTGAGGTGTTGTCGTAGCTCTCCTCTTCTTCCATATCAAGCGTACGCCCGGCTTCAGCGGCTTTCGCCATGATGTCGGAGAGAGACGCCGCCAGCGCCGAACGCTTCGCTTCAAAGCTTTTGATTTGTTCTGCGATATTCATCGAACTGTTTCCTTTATTGGTATTGGTTTGGGTTGCTGTAGCGCCAGCGGACTGTGTTGCTTTAACCACCGGTTTCTCATTGCCTGCCGCGGCGAGTAACTGGCGATCGAAGGATTTGACGGTGTTAATAGAGCATTCGGCATTTGCCGGGATGGTCACCGCCGAGACTTCAAGTAGATCCCAGGACAGAAAGCGGATACCACCCTCGTCCAGGAAGGAATACTCAATGGGCCGGAAGCCGATGGAGAGCCCCCTTACCAGCCCCGCTTTGATGGATGCCCATGCCTCATTGAGGCGGGCGACCAGCTGGGAGGGCATATCTGGGGTGGGTTTGACCAGCCTGGCGGTTATTTCCAGCCCGCCCTTCACCATTTTCGGGGTGCAGGTGCCGATAGGCTGCGATCGGTCGTGCTGCCAGAGAAACGGCGTATCACTGCGGAATTTCGCGCCCTCCGGCTCCATGATGTCACCGTCACGATCGGGCGATGGTGTGGAGGCGATGCCGGTAATGATCCGCTCGTCCTCGTTCACCGCTTTTACCGTCATGAGGGTGCATGCGCGCTTAAGCGTCATTTAGCTGCCTCCTGAAACGAAAAAACCCGCCGGAGCGGGTCGTTAACTGACGTAACTGTCATATGAAATGTACCTGGTAGTCCTGATTCTTCGCTTCAGGGTTAAGCGCCATAAGCGAAACGGCGTTAAACAGCGCCATCAGCGGGTCAATCTTGCCCTTACCGCTGGCCTGCTTGGTAATAAGGATGGCGTTACCTTTCGGCTCCACCCGGGCGTTACCCACACACCAGGCCATCACTGGCTGGCCGCCATGAACCAGCACACCTTCAGCCAGTTTGCGCTCAGTGGTTTTGATCGCACCACCCAGTCGCCAGCCCTGGCTGATACCCACCACCGCATCAGCAGGAATTTCTGCCTCAATCAGCGCATCAAGGATTTGCCCGACACCTGACGGGTCAATGCCGATCTTGTCGAGTAACTCTGCTGTGTGGATCCGGCTGACGTATTCCGCCACCTCTTCGGTATCCTGCCCGACGCGCTTAACGATGGTCAGATCCCCCGCTTTCACGAAGTCGGTAAACCTGGACTCCTCGCTTTTGCGTCGCCTGATGGCTATTTCATGCGCCCAGGCGTGGCACCAGCAGAGCCACTCCCGGGTTTCAGCATCCCGCCCTACAGCGGCGAAGCCCAGAAGGTCATCGAGGCCGCCGCCATCTATCCCGACAGTGATCACTTCGGCACGGCGCAGCAAATCCTCAAAGCTGACATGCTGCGCCTGCTGTTCCCAGAAATCGACACCAGCCCAGCGGTCGCTCCGCAGGTTCAGCCCAATCTCAATATTGAGATGCTTCGCCAGGAACTGCTGTAGCGTGCCGTCCGTTTTCGCCTGGTTCTTGCGCAGATTGTCAGCTATCCATTCCGCGCTGACTGAGCGTCCGATGTTCGGGTTTGTGATGTAGAAATTTTCAGGTGAAAGGTAAGCCCGGCTTTCCACCATGGGCTCCGGGAATTCGTAAAGAATGCCCAGTGTTTTAAGGTCATCAATTTTGCCGTCGCGGACAGCGCGCCAGTAATCAAGGCGTTCTTTGAACACGCCCGCCGGTGGCTCATCGCTCTGCGTGGTGAGATAGATTACCCACCCTTCATTACGCGACACCTGACCGCCCAGTGCTTCCATAAACATCGCCTCGGCATTGGCGCGCTTACCAAACAGCCAGAGCTCATCCACCAGAATCCGTCCGGACTTTTTACCGGATACGGTATCCGTGTCAGCGGCCACCACTTTCAGTGTATTTCGCGTCACCCGGTGCGTAATGGTGCGGATATGGTCCTGAATCTGGAACATATCGGACAGCTCGTCGTCGGCGCGTATCATGCCGGCGGCGGGTTTGAAACTGTTATCGGCCACCTCTTTAGTGGGTGCAAGAATCAGATGTTCTTCATCTTCCCGCCAGCAGAGGATCAACGCGGTCAGCATAATACCCGCCGCAATGGTCGATTTTGTGTTTTTCTTCGATATCAGCAGACCGTATTCCCGGATCAGCTGATTGCCCGTGTCGGCCTCATATCCGCCGAAAATGGCTTTCACGAAATCGAACACCCATTCTTCAGAGCACTCACCGAAGGTAGGCTTACCCGGCAGGTCAGAAACCCGCAGCTCACGGAATATACCCAACGCCTGTTCCGCCTGATCGGGAAATATTGGTGGCGGAATTATGGACTCGCCGGCAACCAGGCGCGCTTCCCAGTCGGTACAGGCTGTGGACCATTGCGCCATAAATTACCCCTTGTTATTCACGACCAGCTTCGGCGGCGCCATGGCGCCGAACTTGCTGGCACCGGAAGCAGCTTTAGCCGCGGCGTTGCGCGCCTCTTTTTTCCCTGTTTCACCCTTTTTGGGGTGAATATAGGGAAGCATGGCCTTCGCCGCATCTTTTCTGACGTCAATTTCTTCGCCTGCATCGTTCATCACAGCCATAAGAAATTTAAGCGGATCATCGAAGGAACCCGCGACCGACTGCGCAACTGGCGGTGTCGCTGACGAATTATTTGTATCAGGCCTGTTTACTGCTGGGGTGTAAACATTTCGACGATAGCCCGGCTCGTCGTCGGTCTCGATCACTTCCTTTTTTTTACGCTCAATAAACGCGATGACCTCCGGGTCTTTTGCAAGCTGCGAACCCTTTGACCGTGCGGACTTCTCAGAATATCCCGCCCTTATTGCCGCATCTTTTTGAGACCTTCCGGACATCAGCGCGACGGCAAACTTTCGCTTCTGCGCTGTTAACATGTTTACACCCTCCAGAGGGGAATTTTTTCTGTGCGTGAGAGGGGGGGCGGTGTCCGGCACGGTCGATGTTTAACCCCGGCCCTACCCCCCCCGGTTGATGAGAATCCTTATCATCCTGCTTAGATGGCCACAAAATCAGTCCCCTGCTCGTCATCCGGCACGTCATGCCGCAGCGCTTCGCCATCAGGCTGCCCGGTTGCCGCTTCACGCGCCGACTTTCCGGTGTGACATTCGATGCAGAGCGTCCAGAGGTTGCGTTCAGAGTTATCGCCACCAAACTGCAGCGCGATACGGTGATCCAGCTCGCTTTCATGCAGGTCAACGGCACGGCGGCATAAGCAGCAATGCGCACCATCCCGAACCCAGATGCGCCGCTTAAGACCGACACGGGCGCTGCCGCTGATACGCCGCTGCTCACCGTAAACAGGTTTGATACGGTGCGTATCGATAACTTTCAGGCGTGGCTTCAGGGTGGTCAGCTTAGCCATATAACCTCCATGCGCGCCGGCGTTCGCGACGCGGCTGTCTGTCGCAGTGCTTCTCAACCGGCAGCCCGTCAGCATGATCCACCAGCGAGTTGCATGGATAAATCACTGTGCCGCCGCAGGCATCACCCACTGCGTAATCAGCAGGCTTGCTGGCATCCCAGCGCGTCAGCATCTTCGGGATAAGCTTCTGCGGTACGCTGTAACACACAGCGTGCATCAGGCGCTGCATGGTAATGTGATCGGCCCTTTCCCGATCAGCGGCGATAAGCTTCGTGGCTATCTCAAGCTGATACTGCGGCGGGCGGCCGGTACCAAGATAGAAACTGATGAGCGAATCAGGGAAGCGGTTAAGCCAGTCAGCTACCTTTCCAGTGAATGCATGCACCGGCAGCGCGTCGTCTTCCAGCACAACCACCCGGCAAGATTGTTCAGCGGCCCATTCGATAGCGCGCCGGTGATTCCAGTTCGCACCATGATTCCCCTCATCAATAAGGAGGTATGCACCAAGTTCGCCAGCCAGCAATGCAGCTGAGGCAAACCGAGAATGGTGACCAACCACAACAAACTTCATTTGTGTTTCCACCAGGCGTGCTCCTTCCCGATACCGTTTGTTTTGAATACGGTGTGAACCTGAGGGCCGGTAACCAGTCTGTCAGCGAATGACTGCGCGATAATACCGAACGCCAGCATGTCACCCACCGCGGTGTCAGCCTGTTCTTTCTTCCAGAAACGATAACTCTCGATCCGGTAGTAAAGACGGATGATGCCGTGAGCAAATGCCATTACATCAGCGCGAGTGCCACCCAGCAGACCAGCGTTAAGCATCACATCGTTGCGGTGCGCTTCAATGAATTCCTGATAGATACACTCGGGATGATTCTGCTTTGCCCAGGCGTCAGCGTAGGTCTTCGGTTCAGAGCCGACATA